GCTCTAGTTGTACACTCCTGGGGTGAAAAGGAATTGAAAAACAGAATCTGGTCATAGAAATATACTATGTTATAAGTTGGAATGCCAAAATTGAAGAGACGGAAAAAATCTAAATATAAATCTATTGTGATTAACAAGAAGAGATATTACTTCTACAAAATCACATGGTTGGATATCTTGGGTGACGCGGGGCATAGTGATTCAAATGAATTCATGGCAATGAATCCTGCAGTTATGATAACTCATGCATATGTTTTTTATAAAGACTCTAAATTACTAAGAACCTTTGCAAGTTATGATTCAAACGCAGAATCTTTTAGTGATAGAAATGTATTTCCTATGGGTTGTGTAAAAAAATTGGAAAAAATTAATCTTTAGGTTTCTCTAAAACTTTTTCTTTTATCTCTTCAAACTCTACTCCATCTAATATTGGAGAGTATTCATTTAATGTTTCTTGAATTCTTTTATCTAATTCTTCTTCCGATAAATCATCTAATTTACCGGTTCTAATTATTTTTTGTTCTATATACAAACCACCTGCTTTACCTCTAGCAACTTCTGCATTGATCGCCGCGGTCCATGCTTTGTTTTTTCTTGCTTCATCTCTAAGTCTTGCAAGTTCAGTTATATGTCTACCAAAATCTATATCATATTTCTTTTGGAGTTCTCCTCTAAGCTCACCAATGAACTGAACTACTAATGGAAATTTTCTTGGATTAGTTAATTCTGCAGCAGTAGTTGTGGCTCTATCTTTCGCATAACCTGCATCAATAGCACACTCATATTTTGTTTTTCTACCTTCATTGTAGACTAACTCATGAGCAAATTTTATTTGCATTTCCGTTAATTTTTTAGGTGCACCCATACTTTGTCGCAACTTTGTGTATTGACTTTTAACGTAGCAATTAGTAAATGTCAACGTAGAACAACTCCATTGTTTAAGTTTCCTGGGGTCGGCTTACGAGTGGTTAATCTTTTATACACCATAGATACTGGGCCCCAGGTTTAAAAGTTATGTTGAACGGAAAGTTATTAAGACAAACACTAGATAAATTTTTAAAGTCTCCAGTTGCACAAGAGGCACGGGTGCAAGTTGCATTACCGAACGGAGATTATTGCGACATCACAAGTGTTCAATTATTAGAAAATAAAATCATAGGATCCAGAGAAAGTCATAGATTAGTTATCACTATACAGCCAGAACAATGGCGTATGGGTAACCCAATTAAGAAGATCTAACTACGTTGGATTTGTGGCTAAAGATGAGTCTAAATTCTGGCAAGAAGTTAAGAAAAATATCAAGCAAATTTCCTTTACAAGACTAGAAAGTTGGGCGTCTGCAGGTGTACCCGATCTGTTGTGTTACAATGAAAATAATAAATTTTTTACTATTGAGTTGAAAGTTGTTAAGCGTGGTAAAATTACTTTCTCACCACACCAAATTGCCTTCCATATTAAACACCCACACAACACATTTATCTTGGCCAAGGCCCTCGGTCCTTTAGCCATAAAACTTTATGCAGGAAAAGATATAATGCGGCTCGTGAGCCGTGAGCCATGCACACCTGTCGCCGAATCATGGAAAGCGATCCAAAAATTTCTTGTCAATGTGACATAACAGCGCGGCGCGCTTGTGGGCGGGCCCCACCCTTTTTCTTTTTCCAGCTTGTGCCTTGTACAGCCTGTGCCTGCGCCTTGTTCAAAAAAAAAATAAAAAATAAAAACCACGGCGCTTTCGCGCCATGGTCCCTGATTATTAATCTATGCCTCTAAATTTTTCTCGACACTGCGGGGCATGCTCCCCATAAAATTCAGCAATGTCCAGGAAAGCATTTCCAAGCTTAGTTTTTTCCATTTTTTCAACAGACCAACCATCCCGGCTGCAGCATAAGCTGTAGATTTCCTCGATGGCCTTAAGAGCACGACCTTCACGGTCGTACTCAAAAGTAATTTCGTTAATCTTTTTTCGAACCAGACTCATCGACTTTTTCATCTTTGGCCTCCTTCTTAAACATTCCGTTAGCTCTGCATCCTAGCATAAACAGAGAGTTCCAAACTCCAAACGTTGGCAGAGTTTTACGTTTCATGGACCTTACTTCTTCAGCAAGTTTCCAAATAGTAGATCTGATCTCTTCTACTCTTTCATGATCAACTTCTTTCATGATCGCTCCTTTCGTTAAATTAGTCATGAAAACAGTAAACCACAAATAATTTTAAAAATATACTTACATAATTGTCGCACCCAGCCTGTGTCCATTTACCACGGCCCGTGCGTCAATTTGCCTGTCAACCTAACCAGGTGTCGCGCGTCAATTTGTCGCACCGAGGAAGAGCTTGTGGGCGGGCCCCCCTCCCTTTTATTTTTTTTCTATAATCACTAGACTTGTACCTTGGTCCTATTAGCTTGTGGACTTTGGCTTGAGCCTTGTACCCGTTGTCAACCAACCACTGATCGTGAATTTTGAGAGCCTGTTTACTAAGTCTAATGTCTTCTGATTTTTTCATTTATAAATCACCGTCCTCAATGTCCTTGATGCTTGTACCCTTATCAAGAGCCAACTCTATCTTTTGCTTGAGGTCGGCGCTATCTTGAGCGAGCTTGTCCTTTGGGTCATTATCATCAATATTAGAATCAAGCCATCTTATCACCATATCCATTGTGGCCTCTAACCTCTTAAGCTTGTCGGCTTGATGAGTTCTAGCCTTGTTGGCTGCCTGTATTTCGGGTATTCCCCAACGCGTTTGATCGGTCATTTTTTCCTCCTATAATTTTCCTTGACGCTCCAGGCTAAGCTATCGATCTGTTCCCAGATATCTTCAGCTGACCAGTACTCCAAAGGCTCCCAAGCATTTTTTTCTAAAAAATTATTTAGCTTGCGATTTGACCAGGTGTCAAAATTTTGTGGCAAGTGAGTACATAAATAATGGCCTGAAGCCCAGATTAAATTCTGTTTTTGATTTTTATCAATTGAAACTTTTTTTGTCATAGCCTGCTCCGTGGTTAGTGTTTAAAATATGATACAGTTTTAACTCGCTTGTCCCAGCATTTTCTACAATCTAAACATTTTCCGTTTTGCTTGTAGGCTGGACATGTAGCCTTCTCCTTCTTAGTCACGACCGTAGAAGTCCACGGCCATGACTTAGGAGCGACTCCATCAACCTTGGATCCCGATAAAACTATTTTTAAATTTTTCGGAATTCGATCAATTGGAATTTTTTGTAAATATTTATTTTCTTGGGTCGGGAGCCAGTGTTTTATTTTTGGTGTTAACTTACAAACTTTAAAAATTTTTAATAAATGTTTAACGCTCTGAATATCTCCCGCATCGTGCCATCTAAAATAACCACACTTACCAATTTTAACAGAATTAATCTGTGTAGCCATTGCCTTCACCCACAGCGGATGTCGTGTAGCATCAAGCCTTCTATATTGCGCCTCCTTAATTTCGGGGTACATAGTATAAAAATGCTTTTTAGCATAACAATCATAGCACGGTGTGCCTTTAATTTTTGAAAGCTTAGACCCTGTCTGGCATTCCCACGCGGGTAAACCATAGCTATAACCTGGCATCTTACCAGGATTAGAAAACGACTGGGTTATACTTTTAGCCTTCTTGATTAACATCCTATTTATATAGTTGATCCGTGAGCCGTTGACCATTTGACAAATTGTCGCGGTCTGTGTGGTGCGTGTGGGCGGTGCCCACCCTATAAAAATAAAACGGCTTAGCCTGTTGCCTCGAGTACCTACCCATTCCTCGACATTTTAACGGTAGAATTAACAACAGGTTCCATGCCTGAGCGCATTGCTCGATCAATGTACTGATCCCAGAGTAGTCAATATAGCCTCGGTATCTTTATGTGCACCTCTATCCGAACTAGAGCTCTATTAAATAGTGACTCTAACGTATTTCATTAACTACTCGGGGATCAGTAGTGGGGTTAAAGGTTAACCATCCAACCCACTGTCGACTACTGATCAACGTCCTTGATCAACGCATCCAGCAGGGGATCGTAAAAGACAGGGTAGAACTTAGCAATGCTTTGTCTACGCGGTCGGTCGGATCTTAAACTTGCGATCTGATCAAAGACAAATAAACAATATCAAATACCAAAAAACAAATCAACGCGCATACTGTCGCACCCTGCGACAATGTTATCAATGTACAAAACTTTTTTATCTGATAAAATTATGGGGAGTGCATGTGGGCGGGGCCCACCCAGGGAAAAAGAGAGAGATGCGACAATCTGTCATATTTTTGTTTCACGTGAAACATTGTAAGGTCTTCACATGTTTAATTTATATAGACAGTCTCAAACTACAGGGAAAGTTGTAGAAAACATAGAGGTTATAATGCAAACACATTATACTAAAGATGGCACGCGTGTTGAACAAAAACACTTCGACAATGGTAATAATACTCCATGGTCGAATAGTGAAATTGCTAGAGAAATTATTATGAACGCTCTTTATGATGTAGTTAGAAAACATCAGGGAGAATATAATAATTATTTCCTTCAACAAGTTGAGAACGACTGGGGTGAAGGTCGGGCAGTAGCTGTGAGAAAGAAAATTGTTTCATATATTTGGAGAATTTTCGATAAGTATCACACTTCTAAGTTTGACATGTCTGGTCATCCAATTGTAACTGATATATTCCATGTTTTAGAAAAAACTGGGGATATGCCTAAAAGATACAAATAAATTAAAAGTTGCAGGCGGGAAACCGCCTGCGACAATTTTGACAGTTTCAAAAAATTTTATTTTTGATATTGTCTAATTCTGGTCTTCATTTGTAGATTTATCGACCTCAACAAAAAACTATAAATCTTCTGGGGATCTGCACCTACAAAAGCAGATAGGATTAGAGGTGGACGGCTTCCTTTATTAAGTTGTTAAGCCACACCTACTGATCCCCGATTCAATTGTTAGTAGCAGGGATTGACCTAACCAACGCAATTGGATCAGGGATCAGTAACAGTGACTGGTGAGTCACAATGTTGGTAACAGCATTGCAGAAAAGCGCAAGCTGTTGCTGATCGTGGGGTGTGAAAGCGAGAGTGGAAGCACCCCAAGAGAAGAGCCTGTGGGCGGGGCCCACCCAATCAAAAAAATAAAATCTGCGACAATATGTCAAATAGCAATTCAATTTATATTTTATATAGTGACCTCATTAAACAAAGGAGTGAGTATATGACAATGAAACCAATAAGGTCAAACGAGCTAGATTTCTGGAACAATTTTGTTCGAGATAAATTTAGCGATAAGAAAGACGATATCAGAACTGAACTGACGCAGAAAGCGGAAGAAGTATCTGGTAAAACACACGACGCATTTATAAAAAAATGTGGAGTGGAAAATCTTTTAAAGGAAGCAGATAAGAAGTATGAAAAATATCTAGACTTTAAAAGAAACAAAGAGCAGAAAGAAAACCAATTACATAATGATTATGCTTCTGCAAGAGATGAAGTAATAGATAAACTTGATCGACTTTCAAAAGTTCGTAATTGGGATATTAGCTTTAATAGTATGGGTGATACTAAAACACCAGATTTCATAAGAAAGAAATTGAAAGAAGCTAATTATGAAGAAGCATATAAGGAAGCTAAAAAGCGACACTCGGTCTATAATCAATTAAAAGGAATTGAAGAGAGTTGTAGAGTTGCTATCCATACTGGCGCAGATATTAAAGATGTTGTCGCAACACTTGAAAAGAAAATGAAGAGAGCGGAAATATCTTTAGATGTTCCACAAACTTTATTAGGTTTGCCTAGTAAATAAAACTTGACAGTGGTTATGGGATAATGTAATTATTATCCCATAACAGAAAGGTATATATGACATACATAGTAATAGAAAAAACAATGTTTCAATATACATCACCAAATTATTCGGTGGTTGATAACCAAGCATACGACAAGGAAACTGCGGAAGCGGTTAAAAAAGTTTGCGAGTTAAAAAATAAAAATAGTAATACAACGTATTACATGGTTGAGTTAAAACCAGAACAGCTAACATTGTTTAAGGTTGCATAATGGGAGTTGTTGTAGATCAAAAAATTCAAGAGTATGTTAGTCAAGGACATGATAAGAAAGAAGCAAAGTCAATGGCTATTGAATACTGTTTGAAAACGAACACTTGTCGTGGGTGTAGTTCAGTCGTGCGACCAGATTGGTGGTCATGGAAACGTGGCTATTGTAAAAGTTGCATTGATTGACAATTAGTCATATAGGCACGCGACCAAAAGTCGCGTGCCGAGAGAAGAGCATGTGGGCGGGCCCCACCCTAAAAAAATAAAAAACAGTTTAGAATTATTCTAAAGTAAAAATGCAAGGTGCGACAACTTTGACAATTATATTTTTAAAATTTATAATTATATTTACAGAATAACAGAAAGGAAAATATGACTAAAGCAAAACAAATACTTCAAGACTTCACTGCAGAAGTTGTTAACTCAATGATTAATAATAATGACAACTGGCAAAAAATGTTTGGAGATCAATCAAACTCTAAAAACGCTCTTACAGGTAAAACTTATAGAGGTTTTAATTGGTTGGTGTTATCTTTTGAAACACAAGAAAAAAAATTCAAGCATAATATCTGGGCAACATATAAACAATGGTTGTCTTTAGATGCTCAAGTGAAAAAAGGTTCTAAAGGTACAGGTATAGTTTATTATCAACCTGCATTATTTAGAAAACCAAAAGAAAACGAAAAACCAAATACCAAAGATGGTTCAGTGAAAGTACAATCAAATATTATGAGAGCATCAACTGTATTTAATTTAGATCAAGTTGAACTTTCAAATAAATCAACTTTCAAAGTTCCTCAATTAAATTCTGGTAAACAATACTCAATAAATCATATTGATAAATTTATTGACGGCGTTGATGTTGAAATTATAAACGAGGACAACAACAACTGTTATTACAATGAAACTAAAGACATAATCAACATGGCATCAAAAGAAACTTTTAAAGACACAAGAGACGCTGATGCAACTGAACATTACTACGCAACTTTTTTTCATGAACTAACACACGCAACAAAGCACGCTAAAAGATTAAATAGAAAAGCAAAATTTGAAAACGATGCGCACAAATCATATGCTTTTGAAGAACTTGTTGCGGAACTCGGCGCGATAATGTTTACTAGACATTTTGGAATTGCTAAAACAATTCGAGAGAACCACGCGCAGTATTTAAACTCATGGATAAAGGCGCTTAAAAATGACTACACTTTTTTAACTGGCGCTGTTGCAAAAGCAAATCAAGGATTTAGTTTTTATGTGAAGTAAACTGTCAACATTGTCGCACCACAACATCTTGTGGTGTGACAAAATGTCGCAGGCAGAGAAGAGCATGTGGGCGGGTCCCACCCAAGCGCGCTTCGCGCGCTATAGAGGTACCAGATCGATTTCAGAATTCGAACTTTTTAAAAGGGGGGAGGGGTACAAATCGTAAAAAGGGATCCTAATATATGCACTATAGTGTTTGATTTAGATATAGATTACTGCTAAATACTTTTTGGTACCATAATTAAATATTATGCTTAGTTTAGAACAAATAAATAAAATTGCTGATCCGAAAGTAAGGAAACAATTAAAAGTAGATATATTAAGATCTTCTAAGAAGAAAGAACAAAAACTATTAAGATCTGATTTTCTATCTTTTGTAAAACATGTTTGGCCAGAATTTGTAGAAGGGTACCATCATAAAAAAATATCAGATTCATTTAATAAAATTTTAAGCGGTGATTTAAAAAGATTAATTATTAATATGCCACCTAGACATACCAAATCAGAATTTGCATCTTATTTTTTACCTGCGTGGATGATTGGCAATAGACCTAATTTAAAAATTATTCAAGCAACCCACACAGCAGAACTTGCAATACGTTTTGGTCGTAAAGCTAAAACATTAATTGATTCACCCGAGTACCAAGATTTATTTACAACGAGACTTAGAGAAGATTCTAAAGCCGCGGGCCGTTGGGAAACAAGCGGTGGCGGTGAATACTTTGCAGTCGGTGTCCAAGGTGCGGTGACCGGGAGGGGTGCTGATTTATTAATTATTGACGACCCACATTCCGAGCAAGATGTAAACTCACCTACTGCATTTGATAATGCATATGAATGGTATACCAGTGGACCACGGCAAAGGCTTCAACCTGGTGGATCCATTGTGGTTGTAATGACAAGATGGTCAACAAAAGATTTAACAGCACAACTTGTTAATGCTGGAGCAAAAGAAGCAAAAGCTGATCAATGGGAAGTAATTGAGTTTCCTGCAATACTACCAAACAATAAACCTGTTTGGCCTGAGTATTGGAAGTTAGAAGAATTAGAAAAAGTAAAAGCATCTGCAGGTGTAAACAAATGGAACGCACAGTACATGCAAAACCCAACTGCAGAAGAAGGTGCATTATTGAAACGTGAGTGGTGGAAGAATTGGGATAAAGATTATTTACCACCATTACAACATGTTATTCAATCTTACGATACTGCATTTTTAAAAAAAGAAACTGCGGACTATAGTGCGATTACTACATGGGGAATTTTTCAAGAAAATGAAGGAGATCCACAACATATAATTTTATTAGATGCAATGAAAGAACGATTAGAATTTCCAGAATTAAGACGTGTTGCAAAAGAACAATATGACTATTGGCAACCAGAAACCGTTTTAGTGGAAGCTAAAGCTTCGGGTTTACCACTAACATACGAGCTCAGACAGATGGGGATACCCGTCGTTAATTTTTCTCCCTCTAAAGGTAACGACAAACACAGCCGTGTCAATTCTGTAGCCCCACTGTTTGAGTCTGGTATGGTTTGGGCACCTAGAGATAGAGAATTTGCTCAAGAGGTAATTGAAGAGTGTGCTTCTTTTCCATTTGGAGATCATGATGATTTAGTAGACTCAACTACACAAGCGTTGATGAGATTCAGACAAGGTGGCTTGATTTCTCACCCAGAAGATTATATAGATGATCCACTGCCTAGAAAAAAACGAACATATTATTGGTAATGACATTTGTATTTAAACATCCAAGTAAATATATAAAACTTGGTAAAAAAAGTGGACCGCCTCCTAAAAAAGGGCCAAGTTCTCAAGGCTTGAATTACAATTACAATACTGTTAAAACTGTAAGATTGGAGAAAATTAATGGCAATAGACAAAACACTTCCAAACGAAGTTAGAAAAGAAATTGAAATTGAGGGTCAAGATGCGGCTCTTGAAGAACAAATAGAATTACAAGAAGAGCAACCAGATATTGGTGAGACTGAAATCACTCCATTAGAAGATGGTGGAGTAGAAATTAATTTTGAACCAGGAGCCATGAACCAGGCTCAATCGGAAAATCATTACGATAATCTAGCCGAGTTACTACCAGAGGAAACATTATCACCTCTTGGTTCAGAATTATATTCAA